ATAGTTAGCTAGGAGTTTGACTCTTTCTTCTTTGTGTTCCTCGTCAATGTAAAATAGCTTACTGCTCTTTTTTTGCATTGATGAATTCATCCACAGTTATACCTAGAATATTACAAACCTGTATTAAGTTAGATGCTTTGCAGTCAGTCGAGTTCTTCCATCTGCTCACTTGCTGAGGAGTGCAATCAAATAACATTGCACCCTTCTTAGTAGATACTCGCTTATTATACATAACAACCTGTAGCTGATAGCCAAAGTCAAACTCTTTCATAAATGCTCCTTAAAATGGGATGTCGTCAAATTCTTGGTCGAATTCTGGTTTTTGCATAGGTGCAGGTTGAGACGCAGGTGCAGGTTTAGTGTCGCCACCTAGCATCTTCATCTCATTGCAGATGATCTCAGTGCGGTACTTCTTGTTGCCTGATTGATCAGTCCAAGATGATGTTTGTATCTTGCCTACTACGTTAATCAATGTGCCTTTATTTACATACTGGCTAATGATTTCAGATAGCTTGCCAAACGCCTTGATGTTGTGCCACTCAGTCTTTTCCTCACCTTTGTACTTCTCAGACGTAGCGATAGAAAACTCAGTAACTTGCATACCAGTTGTAGTTGTTGTAGTCTCTGGCTCTTTGCCAACACGACCGATTAGGATAACTTTATTAAGCATGATACTTCTCCAGTAAATATGTGATCTCTTTATCTGCCTCGATAAGAGTTTGTTTTAGTTTGTCGATAAATTCCTCATCACGCTGCACAGTAATGATGAATGGTTTTAAGTCAGGGTGATACGACATGAACTTCCACTCCTGACGGTCAGTAACCAACATGCAACCCTGAACCTGTGCGTAATACTCAGGTGGACAGCGATTCTCATCTAGGTACTTAATATGTGTCTTAGCCATAGGGCATTTTATCTCTAGACCAGAACCGTCAATAAGACCATCTGGCGAGCAGCCGAAACGACCATCATCTTCTAACACGAACCCTACTTCTTCTACATCAAGGTCTGTGTATAACTCAAAGAATGCTCTAGCATCTGGCTCAAGTTCTGTTCCTCGCTCCATGTGCTTGCTAGTGTATATCTCAGTGCGCTCTCCAGTCAGACGCTCAACAGCTAACTCATAGCAGTAGTCCTTAAACGTAGATGCCTTCTTGCCAGTTGAAGTGATTAACTTCTTATAGCTAGATGCACTAGGTACGCCTAATCTAGCGTTAAACCATTCCTGAGTGCCTTGTTCGCAATTAAGAATTCTCACTTGTAGACCCCAACTTCTTCTCTAGCATAGATATAAGTTTGTTAGCACCTGTATCATCTAGTTCGCTAAATGCCTCCACGTTAAATGCACGCAAAATCTTATCAGTATCAGATCCAGTTTTCTCAACTAGACCAATGATGGTTTTAAGGGTTACGTTAGATAACGGTTTAACCATAAATGACTGGGCATCATCATCTACAGACGGAATACCTACCATTGCCTGTAGACTGTATCTGCGGAAGTAAGTAATAGCACTACCCAATGCTTGTGGGTCTACCTTAGATAAAGGCATAGTAAACTCACTCTCCATCCACTGACCAGACTCATGCACTATACGAGTCTTAACACCAATCACACCACCTTCTCCGATAGGGAATTGGACATAGCCAAGACCAAACTTAGCAAATGGCTCTTTAATGGCTTTAATCACTGAACCAAGGTCAGCATAACTAGATTTAAAGAAAGGGTTCTTAGAGTCTTTAACAGCACCACCCATTAACGCCTGAGCCTTAACTAATGATGAGAGTAACTCGTTTATTTTTTCACTTTGATTCATAACATCTCCAATGTTTGTTACAGGATTATATACTACTCACTAACGATTACATAGTCAACACTAATATTACACATTTAATCTAGGAAGTTAAATGTATATATTATTTATGTAGTATGATTGAACAAAACCGAGGTAGAAATGGACAAGGTTGATTACTTTGATGTAGGTGATATGGTCTTAATACATGGACTCGATGAAACTTACGTTATAAGAAGTATAAAAGATGGCATATTAGAGCTAGAGGATGCGTCTGGAGATGTAGTTGGATTCTGTTCTATTGATGCTGTGGAGCTAGTGTAAAAAAGGGGCTAGTTATTAAACTGACCCCCTAAAGATGATGATGATTTGCTCACTTCAACTAGGTTAAAGTAAAAACCCCCAAGCTAGGGGGTTTCTCGTATTAAGTGTTTGACAACGAATACCAAATACTTAATAATGAATTTGTCGACTGGTTTGCAGACCAGTTTGATAAGTAAAGAGAGTACGTTACCAAACCTGCCGACTTAGGCAATTCTACGTAACATCCTTATACTAATCAAGCAAAATTGCATCCAGTCTACCTAGTCGAGCCTAGTTAAATGGTTTTGTCTCATGGTGCAAACACTCACGAAAGCCATCCCCGATATGTACGGATAGAATATACATTACACCTGTAAGTAAACTTTTTACTGATGGTCTCAGGATAAATAGACTGGCTAAGTATGCAGGCTGTAGTACGGCTATAAACAAAGTTAGTGGTGAAGTAGTAGCGTGAATCGCTCTATTAAGGAATCGGTACATCCAAGAGTCTATGCCCCCCTCAATCCGACTCGAACAGGTGCTTTTGATATTGCATATATAGTTGACCATAGTTATTACCGTTGTAGAGAAATACTCATTAATACATAAGGATATGTTAGGTAATAAAGATAAGTCGTTGGGTCTATTTCACCCCCCGTCTAATGATTACTATTGTCTGGAGAAAGTTGATGATAATTACTAATGAAATAATAGAGCTAGGAAGAACCAAAAACAGAGGTTTCACAAAGGCTCAAATGTATATAGTATCCCACCTAATAGGCACAACTATTAGTAGTGAGTACATATTCCCAAAGAACTGGAAAGAAAGATTTATAGGTTTAGAGGTAGATGACGTATGGGGTGTTAGGTTTATAAACGCAAAGCAATACACATCAAAGGATTTGGTTAGTAAGGGTGTAGAAACTTGCACAGGCATTCCAGATAGTATGGCTCACTTGATATGCAAAGACCAAAAGATGAGGTCAGAAAAAGCCAAGAGAAAGGCAGAGAAAAGGAAGTTAAAAAAGAAGATTAAAAAGCAAGCTATGATTTTGGAGAAATATGAAACACGTAAAACTAAATGAAGCAGAAGTAAGACTAGCTAAACATCTAGGTAAAGCTAGAGAAGAAATGAACAAGACCACTAAAGACATGAAGATGGGTAATCAAGATAGTCTATCCACGAATATAGAAGCAGTTGGTGCTGAACTAGCCGTATGCAAGTATTTAAATCTATATCCTGATACTGACACTTCTAGTTGGGCAGTTGCAGATTGTATATTTCATGGATTTACGATTGATGTTAAGTGGTCTAAGTCTCATAGAAGCAACCTAGTCGCAAAGAAGAAACCTGCTAACAAGACATGTAATATATATGTCCAAGTTACTGGCGAGATGCCTAACTATAAGATAAACGGGTACTGTTCAGCCAAGCAGCTATTCTCAGAGGATAGTAAGACTGATTTAGGCTACGGGGAAACATACCTGGTATTGAACTCTAAGTTAAAAGACATAGAAAACCTCATTAAATATAAACAAAGCAGTTGACAATATTATCAGTAATGATTACTATCACCTTACTTAACAGGAGATAAATATGAGTAATGTTTTAAGTTTGTTTGATGGTATGAGTTGTGGTCGCATTGCTTTGGATAGAGCAGGAATTAAGTTTAATAAATATTATGCTAGTGAATTAGATAAATATGCGATTAAAGTAAGCCAGGCTAACTACCCTGATATTGAGCATTTGGGTGATGTGAAAAAGTGGCGTGAGTGGGATATTGATTGGAATATTGATTTATTGATTGGTGGCAGTCCATGCCAAGGTTTTTCATTTGCAGGAAATCAACTTGCATTTGACGACCCAAGAAGTGCATTGTTTTTTGTTTACGTTGATATTCTCAACCACATTAAATCTGTTAATCCTAACGTAAAGTTTATGCTTGAAAATGTGCGTATGAAGAAAGAGTTCTTAGCTATTATTTCGGAGCATTTAGGTGTTGAGCCAATATTTATTAATAGCGCATTAGTATCCGCACAAAATAGACAGCGTTATTACTGGTGCAACTGGGATGTTGAGCAACCAGAAGATAAAGGTATTTTACTAAAAGATATTATTGAAGATGCGTATACTGAGAAGGATAAATCATATTGCATTGATGCAAACTACCACAAAGGCGCAACCTGGGAGCAGTACAAAACTAAATCAAGACGACAGTTAGTGAGACCATGCGAGCCAAAGCCATTTGATAAAAACTCATTATGCCATCATGCAGCCAATGCGACAGATATTAAAGGTAATGAATCAATAAAGCGTGTTTACGCTAAGACAGGCAAAGCACCAACATTAACGACAATGGGTGGAGGTCACAGAGAACCAAAAACACTAATTGAGCCGACAAAGTACCGTAAATTAACGCCACTAGAATGTGAGAGACTGCAAACAGTGCCAGATAATTACACTAATCATGTATCAAACACACAAAGATATAAGATGATAGGTAATGGATGGACGGTTGATGTTATAGCGCATATTTTGAAAGGTTCTGGCTTATGAAGTTAAGACCGCATCAAGAATTAGCAGTTAATATGCTACGCCAGTCAATATCCCATGGTAATAAGAGGATAGTTCTGGCTGCCCCATGTGCGTTCGGTAAGACACTTACAGCAGGTTACATAATTAGTAATCTAATCGCCAAGGGTAAGCGAGCGTTATTTATCTGTGACCGTATTAAACTCGTTCAGCAGTCATTATCTGCATTTGACTCTTTAGGGTTGAATGTAGGTGTCATCCAAGGTAATCACGAGAGAACCGATTACTCCAAACCTGTTCAGATTGCATCCATTCAGACGTTAGCTAGAAAGAGGCATATTCCACACGCAGACGTAGTTATAGTCGATGAATGCCACATAGCGTACCGCAGTCTTAAAAACCTTATGGACAGATGGAATAACATCATTTTTATAGGGTTATCCGCTACACCCTACTCCAAGGGTCTAGGACAGGTATATCAAGATTTAGTAGTGCCTATTACAGCTGAACAGTTAATGGAACAGTCCTATCTATGCCCAGTCGATTACTATGCAGGTGAATCATTAAACACAGATGGGGTAAAGATGAAGTCATTACCTACAGGGGTACGTGATTATGATCCGCAGGGATTAAAGAAAGCATCCGAGGAACAGAAAGAAACCTTAACTGGAGACATAATTAAAAACTGGTTTCAATATGCCAAGGGCAGACAGACGATTGCATTCAGCAGTTCAATTAAACACTCTAAGTATCTGGTTGACCAGTTCAGACAAGCAGGGGTTGGAGCGTATCACATAGACGGGTACATGGAAGACAATGAGAGACAGGAGTTATTTGAGGCACACGACAACGGTGAGTTTGAGATCCTTTCGTGTAGTCAGTTGTTATCCACAGGGTATGACAGTCCCTCCAGTAGTTGCATCATTGATTGTAAACCTACTAAGAGTATTATTACGTATGTACAAATAGCAGGTCGTATCATGCGCACAGCTGAGGGTAAAGATAGAGCAATATACTTAGACCATGCAGGTAATGTTCGTAGACATGGTTTCGCTGAGTGCATTGTTCCTGATACTTTGGATGATGGTGAGAAGAAGTACAATGAGAAGAACCAGACTAAAGAGAAGAAAGAGCCACAGGTTCAGCAGTGTCCTCAATGCTTTGGTGAGATGATGGGTGTCAGATGCAGTTGTGGGTATGAGATACCAATTACAAAGCAGATCCAAACCACTAACGAGATGTTGGCTAAGATGGAGAAAAGTCAGACCAAGAAAAACAATATACTATACACCCCTGAGCAGAAACAAAACTTCCTTGGTGAGTTATATCTCCATGCACATTTAAAAGGGAAGTCTAAAGGGTGGGTGGCTCATACATATAAGAGCAAGTTTAGTGTATTCCCTAATAAGATTATTCCTAAACTAGCCCATACAGTCTCCCCCGAGGTTAAAAGTCACATTAAACACTGCGCTATCAAGTATGCAAAAGGGATGAAGAATGCTAAATGACTTTCTAACAAGGTTGGATAACGTAAAGAAGAATGGTGATGACTACTACGCTATATGCCCAGTCTCTAATCATAGTGGAAAACGGAGGACTTTATCAGTAAGAGAGAAAAGTGGCGTAATCATGGCTCATTGTTTCAGCTGTGGTGCAAAGAGTAAGGAAGTTGCCAATGCTATAGGTTATAAGTTTAAAGTTAATGAATCACTAGCTAAACATAGGGAGAAGATACCATACTACAGTAAAGACCAAAGAATGTTTGACGCATACTTCATACAAGTTGTAGAAGATGCAGAGTTCAAAGTACCGCTGAAAGAGAAACTAAAATACAGACAATGTAAGCAAAGGATGGATAATTACAATGAAAGAGTTAAAGAATACTACGACAGCAGAACTACTAAAGGGCATGTATCGGAATTCCTTTCTACGCTATCACGACATCTCAGATAGATCTGGCATCCCCGTATCAACAATGCAACAATGGATGTATAATAATAGAGAACCCAGTTTCTCAAAGTGCGTTAAGATGATTGAAGCAATGGGTTATAAAGTCACAATAGAGGTGAACAATGAACCTGATAATGAAGTTTGACTACAAGAAAATGGAAAGCATGATCGACAGCGAGGAGGGTAAAAGACAAGTACCCTACATCGTTACAGACATGATAAACAAAACACTCCTATCACTTAGACGTACACAGAAAGAAGAACTGGGTAGATTTACTGATAAGAACCCTAACCCTTACACTAAGAATAGTAGTTCGATTATCTTTGCTAAAGCAGATCGCTTACTGGGTCTTTATGGTTTTGGTTATCGCAATAATCAAGATATGAGACAAGGTAATTCAAACTACGTTGGTAGATTAACAAGGGGTGGTGAAGTAACACCTAAGAAGAAACGCCTAGTAGAGTTAAATCCTACCTATAAGGGTAAAGGTGTAACCAAGGGTGGTAGACTTAAAAAGGACTTCATCAAAGAGGTTTCAGCAGGTCAACACAAAGACTTCTTTACTGGAACTATTAAAGGTCGCTACGGTGTATATAAGAGACTATCAAAGTCACAAAGACGACAGCTGACTA